GAACATAACAGAAGCAAAGGAAAAAAAGAATAAACCAACAAATCCCAAGTTATGGAGTCAATGTTTGAGTTGGGCAAGGTCTAGGTATAAAGTATGTCCAAGCGCATATTGTAATGGTGCAGCAGCAAAAAGGTATAAGAAATTGGGTGGAAAGTGGAAGAAAGGATAGATAATGGAAAAAGAAACGCTAAAGAACATATTTGATTTCCTTGAAAAGGAGGATAATAAAAATGCACCATTTTTGTGGAAATTGGCAAATAATTACCTAACAAAAGAAGAATTAAATGTTAAGGGTGATTTGGATTTGGAATTTTCAAAAATAACATCATTGCCAGAAGGATTAGAAGTTGGGGGGGATTTGCGTTTGCTTGAATCAGAAATAACCTCCTTGCCAGAAGGTTTAAGAGTTGGGGGGGATTTGGATTTAAATTGGTGTATTAACATATCATCATTACCAAAAGGATTGGAAGTTGGACGAAATTTGTTTATTAGCCCAACACCATTACGCAAATACACAGATGAGGAATTACAAGAAATGATTAAACCTGGATTTATAAAAGGAACAATATTTAGATAATGGAAAAAGAAGCGCTAAAGAATATATTATATTTTCTTGAAAAGGTAGATGGTGCAAAAATGCCCCTTGTATGGAAAATAGCAAATGGTTTTCCATTAACAGAGGATGAATTAGATATTGATGATGATTTGGATTTATCAGATTCAAAAATAACCTCATTACCAGAAGGATTAAAAGTTAGCGGCAATTTGATTTTAGACTATTCAAAAATAACTTCATTACCAGAAGGATTGGAAGTTGGTGGGGATTTATCTTTACTTTATTCAAATATAGAATCATTAGCAGAAGGATTAACAGTCTATGGTGATTTGAATTTATATGGTTGCGAAAAACTTGAATCATTAGCAGAAAAATTATATGTTGGGGGTGATTTATTTTTAAATCATTGTTATAAATTAGAATCATTACCAAAAGGATTAAAAGTCCAAAATAGTTTAAATATTACTTACACAAGTTTAACTAAATACAGCGAAGATGAATTAAAAAAAATGGTTAAACCTGGATATATTAAAGGTGATATATTAGATGAGGATCCCGAATGGGATGGGACATAATTTGCTTTTTAATTCAACTTGTACTATATTTGTAATAAAAAAACTATGAACATTAAATCTTGGTTAACCCCCCTAATTAATTCGTTTAAAGAAAACATCTTGGCAATTACTGAACCATCAGAAGATGAAATAAGATGCAAAAACATTTGCTTTAAATTACTTAACAATCCAGATGCCAAATTTGCATATTCAGCAAAATCACCAGAGAGATTAATTTATCTTGAAGATGAGAATATCTTTATCATTATATATGATAGAGAAATTCATATGATTTATGAATATGAACTTTTCAAGTTTTTTATCAACCACCATCAAACACATATTGATATTATCACCAAATTTGATGATAAAATGCAATCAAAATTTGATACATTTTACGAGTTATCAAATTTTCTAAAAGAAAACTTTTTAATTAAGGTTGAAGCCTTTTAGAACATTGCCTATTTATGCGTTTTTCCTCTTTAATCTAAAATTTCCCTAATAATTCTTAATAAACTTTCCTTTGTAACCATTGTCGGTTTATTGCCCGTTCCAGATTTTGGATTCTTTTTTTCGGCTGCTCTTTTCTTTGCACAAGATGATTTCTTTTCAGCATCACTCATCTTACTAGCAACACCTGCCGCCTTACATTTAGGATATGCACCCTTATCATCAGATTCTCTGCCACAAGGCGGATGCTTGCCATTTGAATCTTTTCTACATATATTAACCCAAGGTCCTTTGGGTTGACTGCTACCTTTTGGTTTTTTCTTATCACCAAACCAAACTCTTAAATCTTCATTAAAAAATGATGGCTTATTTTTCATAAAATTTTTATTAATAAATATCTTGTTAGATAATTTTTATTTTACTATATATTTTTTTGTATAATATATAAAATATATTCACCTCTATGGGGAAATAAATTAAAAAAGGGTTGCAAAACCTTGCAACCCTTTCTATTAACCTTTAAAATGTCCACTTTATTAGTAAATAAAGTGGACAAATTAATTATCTTAACTCTTGTAAGTCAAATGTTCTAACACCATCAACCGTAATTCTACCGTAGAAACGGTTGTTAACTAGTTTTTTAGCATATCTTGTCATTATACCTTTAATTGGTGTAAAGTTGAATGGATTATACATCGTTGGTGTTAGTTGTAATGGTACATATGGCGCGTAGATATAACCAGTATCTAATAATGATGTTCCTTTGTGTCCCATTAACACTTGGTTTGCTGGGAAGTAAGGGTCACGATACACTTGGTAACGACCTGCTAATGTTCCAACTCTTTCAATACCCATGTTGTATTGGTCTTGGTCTGGAGATGCATTTGATACGTGGAAATATTCCAAATCATCAAAAATTGCACTAACTTCAGAAGAAACAACAATCCAGTTTGCACCACCTCTCAATGTTGATTTGTGGATTTGTGCAGATACTTGGTTAATAGTTGTGATTAATGTTTGATTCCAATCTTTCTGTGTATAAGGGATAGCGTTTGTACCCAATCTCTTCCAACCATTGTAATCCCAACGTAAGTTCCAAGCAGCACCTTTTCTAAGGTCTCTTAGAATTTCTCTATCAATTTCTGCCGCAATTTGCTCTGATAATAAAGCAGTTAATTCTGCTTCAGCATCAATGTTATGGAATGCAGCAACGTCTTGTGCCATTTCTGGTGACCATTGCGCTCTTAATTTTCTTTCTGTAACTGAAACAGTAACTGATTGTAAATCAAAAGAAACTTCACCAATTTTATCTTCAAACTCAAGGCTTTTGTAAATCCTATAAGTTGCAGTAAATGCACTAGCAGTTGCACCAGATGCAACAGTGAAACCACTGTAACCATCTAATGAATTAGCACCAACAGTTGCTGGTGTTTGTAAATCAACTTCAAGATAAACAATACCATCTGGTGTTGATAAATCATTATATGAACCACCACCTGTACCTGAACTTGGGAATGTTAATGAAACATCTGAACCATACTGAACAAGACCTTTAGCATATTTTTGAGTAACAACTCTAAATAATAATGGATTTGTAGTAAGACCAGAAAATTTATCAGTAGATTTAGCAGTAACAGTTAAACTAGCCAAGAAACTTTCATTATCTATTGGATGTCCATCAGGTCCAATTAATTTACCTTCACCTGTACTTGAAAATCCAGACATAGCTAATAAAACTTTTCTATATTCACCAGTAGTATAAGCACTAACTGCTAAATTTGAACCATCCCAAACAACAGTTCTAACTTCTGCTGTCATTGCACTATACTGACCTTTTGAATAATCATAAAGGCCTTCTGGGTTTAAACTTGGCTCATTACCTTCATAAAACCTATCATATAGATTTTTACCAGCATTAGCTCCACCATAACCAGAAGTTGGTGTTTGATCATTAGCAGCAAGAGGTGCACCATAAGGTGAATAATGTGCACCAGCCACACCACCAGCATTTGCTTCTTGGATTTGAGGTACAAAGAAGAATAATTTACCAATAGGTAAGTTCATTGCTTGTACAGAAACAATATCATTTGCCAATAATTTAGAGAATACTCTCCTAACAATTGGGAAAACAACTGTTTCAAACGCACCAGTATCAGATGTACTAGCAGCTTCGTTAATAAGATATGATGCTTGGTTTTCATATAACTGTGCAACATTCTCTTTTAAATGACCTTTTAAGCCTTCAAGGAATCCTAATTTATTCCATTTGTTAATTGTATCTTCTTTGATAACTTTTAGGTGTTTCAACCCAATATTACCAACAAGACCTGATTCTAATAATGCTCCCATTTTCTATTTTTTTTTATTTAATTTATTAACCTAATTTACCCATCAAATCCTTCATCCTCAAAAATTGAGGGTTTTCATAAGTTTTTGATTCAATTAAGTTAGCTGATGAACCTGTTGACGCAACATTTGAAATCTTACGGTTAACAGACTCATTTAAAGACGAATTTGAATCTTTTGATAATTCATTGTTAATAGCAGAATACAAGTTTTTAGATTCTTGTAATGTCTGAATATTATCAAATCGTCTTAAAATGTTTATTTTTTCTTTTTTAGTAGTTGAGTGTTCAGTAAACAATCTTGTTGCATATGCTAAATTAGCATTGAATACTGCAACATCATTTAGTTTCTCTCTAAAAATGTTTAATGATTTTTTATAATCATTATTTGTTTGTTTTAATTCAGAAACTTGGTTTTCCAGAGCCTCTAAATGTAAATTTCTATTTGGTGTTACGCCTTTTCTAAGACCTCTACCTGCTTTACTTCCCATTCCGTAAGTTCTTGATGCTTCTTTGGTTTCTTGTTTTTTACCAGTTGTAACTTTTTTCATTTTCCCATCAACATTTGCTGCGGATTTGTCATAGTTAAATTTGGCTTTACCTGTTCCCATTTTTTTAGGACCCTCTTTCATTTTTTCATTAAAACCGTTTTTAGCCATCTTGTACTTAAATTTGGAAGTCTTTTTAGCCTCACCTAAATAATTATAATTCTCTCCAACATTACCATCACCACCATTTAAACAACCTTTTTCTTTCAAGTAATCATATACATCAGAAATAGTTGCTTTTGGATTTTTGGCTAAATAATCTGAAGTGCTAAAATTAGAACAATCAAAATCTTCATCATCTTCCATTTCATAATCATCATCTTCCATTTCATCTTCGTCTTCCATCTCATAACCATCATCTTCTACATCAAACTCTTCTTCGTCTTCCATTTCTATTTCATAAATAACATTGCTATGTTTATTTGCTTTTTCAAAAATTTTATCAATTGTTGATTGCGTATCATCTTCTTCTAATTCTGCATCATAATCTTCTTCGTCTTCCATATCCATATCATCCTCATCTTCCATATCATACTCCATATCCATATCATCCTCATCTTCCATATCATCCATATCATCCTCATCTTCCATATCTGAATCAAAATCTTCTATTTGTTCTCCTAGTCTTATTAAATATTCATCACCATCATCAGTTAATGAGATATCATTACCATCTTTTGATATAATTATACCATCTTCATCATCCATTGCTTTAAATACTTTTAAAAGTTCACTTTGTGATGCTCCCCTCATATCAATAACATCATCCTCCATATCCATATCATCTTCCATATCCACATCATCCTCCATATCCATATCATCCTCCATATCTATATCATCCTCCATATCCATATCATCCTCCATATCCATATCATCCTCCATATCTAAATCAGTTTCATCATCTTCAATATCTTCTTGTTCATTTAAAGATTCTTTAACCAACTCTTCGATTTCTTCCTTCATTGTTGAAGAAAGTATTCCTTTTGCGTTTTCTGCAAGCACATCTTCAATTTGTTTCATTTGAATTAGCGCTTCTTCTACTAAATTTTTTTCAGGTTGCATAATTTTTATTTATTTTTATTATAAATATATCAAAAAGTAAAAAAGTTACTGATTATCATTATTTTTTAAAAAATAAAAAACCCCTAACATTATTTATGCTAGGGGTTTACGATAAAAGTTATTTGTTTTAAACAAAAACCTCATCAATTTTTGATTCTGAAACTGCTGTTATTCTCCAATCTTGGGAAAAGTTTTTA